ATGAATGACACAAACAGAAAATATGCGATATCTATTAACGGAATAAAAAGGTACTTCCAGAACCCCGGGAATTTAATTAAATTTCTAGAAGCCGAGATAAGATTCTGGTCGTGGTTGGCAGAGGCTCCCGAGCCATATAATCAAGAGGTGTCGCAATTAGGTCAGATGCTTTTGCTGGGAGAGCTAAATACGGCGGCATTTGATGCACCGGTCCACATGGAATCTGATGATATTGAAGTCGTAGCCTCGCTCAGTAATTACATAGAAAGCACAAGCCCCGAAGGGAAAATTGCGCAGGAGCTATTTGACGTTTACGGGTGCTTCGCGGCTTTGTTCTATCTCGCACATAGAAATGCGATGAGTCGCGACATATATACTTCGGGAGATTACCCCAGACTCAAGGGCAGTCCAGATATTGGCTTTGAACGTTTTGTAGGTATGCAAGTTGTAGTTGATCAGAGCGATCTACACAGCCTGACTGAAGGTAGTCGAATAGCCAGGCTCGATATACTTTTGAAGGATGGTCAAAACTCATTGTCTAGACACCTAGCAGACATGAAAGAGCGACAGGCGAAAGTTGACGATATGGTAGCGGATGCCCAAAAGAAAATTGCTCGCAGGGCAAACTATATTTCGGGTCGATTAAAGCGCCGCGCTACCGTGTATCGAAAATATGTCAGCATGGCTGTGAGTACATCCAGATCTTCAATCAATCAGGCTGCGGACGCATTAAAAAGCGCCAATAGTACGTTTGAGTCAGCGAAAAAAGCCTATCATGATCAAGTAGACCTTGAGGCCTCTGTCGAATACTGGTCTAAGAGGAGAGAAGAGCATGCTTTTTACAAAGGTGTATGGTTGATAGGCGTAATGCTCTGCATGGTTCTTATGTTCGCTTCTGTAATGGGTTATTACGGTTTTGGCGGAGCGACGGGGATTTCTGCACTTATAAAAGGCCAAGTTGCGGTCCAGCAAGTCGAAACCATAAAAAAGGGTGTGGACAACGATGCGGTAGGCGCTGCGGGTCAAAACTCTGATATCAAACAGGTCGATTCAGATCTCAAAATGTCGGAGGTTTCGGGTGTTGTCACCGATCTGGTTGGTGCCGCATTGTTAGTCGCTCTGCTTTCTGTACTTTTGAAAATCGCTCTACGCCAGTTTAATACCCATTCCTTTTGTGCTCTAGATGCATATGAGCGCATTACATTTACTAAGACTTATCTGGCCTTGTTAAATGAAGGGAAGTTGAAGTCTGATGAAGATAGACGATTGGTACTAGAAAATCTGTTTAGGAACTCCCAATTAGGAGGCTTGGCCGAAACCTCATTCTCAAGCCCTATCGAATTGGTCTTGAAGGTGTTGGAAAGTAAGAAGCCCTAAAAAAGCCCGCTCAAGGCGGGCTCTATTGAGGGATAGCTTATGGTAGAACTTTCGGATCGCCTTCCCATTGGAAGGTCAACAGGGCAGTGTGCAGGCTTTCAGCAAAGAGGTGCAGGGACTTCGGACTCACCTCTACCTCACCTACAGTGCCATCAGCAAGAGACGCTGTGTATTTGTTTCCAAACAGGCTGTCCACTACATACACATTTACGCCCTGCATTCCTCCGAAAATACCACCGCCATTGAATGGCTGAGGCACGATTGGTTTATTACCTGCTTTCAGCATTCGTGCGCGGTCTTCAACATGGTGTGCAGAATTCCTTACTTGAATCAGGTTGGGGAATTTTACCGTGGTGAAGTCGTCGTAAATGTTCTTGAGATCTTGTGAGTTCAGATCTTTGGCAAGTGCATCTACCATTTTTGCATAGCCATCGAGAGCGTAAAGAAATGCTTTGGCGTATGTTGTCCGGATACGAAGTTCGATACTTTTTGGGAAGCGACCTTGTTCGATGATCTGCGAGTACGCTGTGGCTGTTGCTTGAAGCTCAATATCGATATTTGGTGCCTTCCTAGTAGGCTGTCCTACCATCTCGCTAATTATGTTCCACTTGAGTTGCTCGTCTGCGAACTCTCGATTAGCTCTTTCTTCGATATCTTCTAACCCAGCTTTTTCAAACGAGATCAACGCGTAGCACGCGTCCTGATAATATCCCTCAAGATTCATAACCAAGCCGTTTCTTGCATAAGAGCCAGGTTTGACGATCAACGGAAAGTCCATGGAGCCACTCCTTTTCAGTACGAATCGATTCCTGTGGAGTGGTGATGCTAGCAAAAGGCCCGCATCATTGCGGGCCCTTTTCGGGGGTTTTTACACTACGATCCCTAGCCGAAGCATGCGCTTGCGCATCGATGCTGCAACGGCCCCCAGTTCATCCTCATTCAGCGGCCTGGAGTAGATGGCCACCGCTGAAATATCCACCTCTCCCCCAAACGCAGCGGAGCCGCTACCGATCTGGAACAGCGAGTCAGCCAGCACCCGCGATGCGGGGTCAGTGCCCTGGGTCATGATGTTCTTTGTGAGGTTCTGCACCTTGGTGAACATTGAGCTGCTGGAGCGCAAGCAGCGGATGCCCCAGTCGGTGGCCACCTCGCCGGCGCTCAGGGTATTCACCGATGAGGTGGCGGTTCCATTGGTGCCCAGGCGAGTCGCGCCACCGGTGACCGAGTTGGGCCGCACGTGATACAGCGAGGTGCCGTAGGCAATGCCGGCAACCCCTTCAGTTGCCGAGTTCCCCCGGTAGTTGCCGACATAGAACGGGGTATTGGCATCCCCGATCGTGGACGCGTCCACTGGGATCTGGCCGACTGCCCGGCCTACCACAACCAGTGTCTGGCCATCAGTCTCATGAATCGCGGTCTTGATGAAGTTGGCCAAGCCCTTGAACCGACCGTGGGTTGGGTATGCCACCGGCGCCCCGACGATAACACCGTCCGGTTTGTCCTTGGCGCGGTTGAAGAAGAACCGCTTAGCGTCGGTGTCAAAGGTGAACCACCCTTCCAGGCCCTGCTTCACAGGGGCGTTGATCTTGGTGTGCCAAGGGCCGATTTGCTGGGTTTTGAAAGTGATGCCCATTGTGTTTTTCCTTTGGTCAGATGAGGTTCAAAGCAGCAGCGGCCACGAAGGGCGCCATAGCTTGGTAGAGGGCAACTCGGGATGCGCCGGCGGGATGGATAGCGTCGGTCCAATCCCCGTAGATGAAGCCGTCGTTTGCAGCGCCTGTGGATGAGTAGCTGTAGGCTGCGTCGGGGTTACCCATTGCCCACAGTGGCGCGATGATGGTTTTGGGGTCTGCCCGGTCCTTGGCACACTGCTGGATCGCCCGGATCAGGGGGACGTAGCGGTTGGTCCAGAGCGTGTTGCGCTCGTCGTTGTAGGCAGTACCAGGAAGGGTGCGGATGATCTTTGCCGACGGGAAAGCCTTGCGCAGCTGGCCATTGATGATGAGGTCGTCGGCGTACACGTTGGCGTAAATGCTGGCATCCGTACGGTCACGCACGTTGTTGGTGCCCAAGGCCTGGATCACGATGTCAGGCGCACTGAGGCCAAAGCGGGACAGGTAGAAGGCCGGATCGAACACATACCCGTTGCGCACGATCTCGGCGCTGTCGCTGCTTGTCGCTGCGCGCAGGAAAGGGTTGATCGGCCACCGCGCCGTCTTTGACAGGTTTCTGTAGTCGTCCTCCCCACCTGGTGCCACCACGCTCACCCGATCGGTGATGGAGTAGGTGAAGTCGCCGGTTTCCCAGCCCTCGCGGCATTCTCCCCATTCACCATTGGTGGCGTTCGCGTTTGCCGGCTCTGCAGAGCCCTCCAACGTGCCGATGAACGTGGCGTCGATGCCCAGGGCCGTCAGGAACTGCTTGAGCAGGTAACCGCCCTGGCGGTTGCCGATGCTGTCACCGATGAACAGGATCCGCACGGGCACTGCAGGGGACTGGACCGGCACATGCTTGAGCGACAGCGCCATGAACCTGCGGTCGTTGGCGTTCGACCTGGCCCGAACGTTGAGCACTGCACCAGGACCATAGGTCTGGGCATTGAGGGCCAGCGGGCTGCCAGTGGCGGCCAAGGCAGTGGTGGTGCTCGACACCGTGGCCACAATGTCCGGACCGAGTTCTCGGCGAATCAGCAGGTTCTGTGGGTAGATCAGTGCATCGGCCAGCGCTGAGGTGGCGATGACCGGTGCGAACAGAAGCCCACCATCGAGCGGCGAGGTGGTGGCCACCTCGGTCTGATGAGGCGCAACCTCGCAGAGGTCCTGCAGGATCGCATCCTCGGCATCCACCACCAGGATTCCCGGGCTGTCATTTGGCTCAATCTCCAAGCCCCCCAGGAGGATGCGATTTCCATCGGCATACAGGATCTGCCCGCCCTCGGCGTCCTCGATCCACGTGGCTCCATCTTTGGATGAAATGATGAAGCCCGGGATTTCCAGAGTGTCATCGGTGATGTTCACCATCTGGGCGTCCTCGGCATCGTGGACTTCCAGGTGGGTGTTCGGGGTGTCCGAGGGCTTCACCAGCCGGCGCAATGCGTCGATGGCGTCTGCAGTCGGGTAGCGGCGAACTTCCACGGCCACACCAGCAACGTTCTCGTAGGTGACCAGGTAATCGCCATTGTCTGGGCTGAGCACCTGGAAGGTGCCACCCACAGGGGTGACCAGCATGCCTTCTTCGATGCTATCGACCGAGTTGGCCTCGGCCAGGGCCACATCGCGGGCGGCCTCTGCTCGGTTGGCCGCCGTGTTCGCTGCAGCAATACCCTCGTCCACGTCGTTCAGCTGGACCGGTATCCGGTAGTCACGGGCACCTTTGACCACGCGCAGGTCATACAGACCGTTCGGCGCCGCAAACTGTATGTACCCCAGCTCATTGGCGGGGAATGGGTTGGTCAGCGACACGCCGTTGGCCTTCTGCAGGCTCGGTGCGATGTTCTCGGTGCCGCGCTGGTAGACGTAGCAAAGAGCCCCCGGCAGCGCGTCGCCGTTCTTGTCTGTGGCGATGTAGGTTTTGAGTTCCATGAGTGGTCCTTACGCTGTAATCGGTTTGAGCTGTTGAGCCAACAGCGAGGCGTTGGCCGCCTTGGCCGTAAAATCGGCTGCATCGCCTGAGCTGGGCGCAGGCCCGGGAACATGGGTGTGGGTGGCCAGCTGGGTAGCCAGTTGCTGCACCAGGTCGATCAGGTCGCAGAGCACCTGCAGGACGTTCACGGAGTCAGAGCCGAGCCAAGTGGTGGCCGCGATGCTGCGGCGTGCCTTCTGGACACGCTCCAGCAGGTCGCCACCCACGGTCAGGTTGAGCTTCTGGCCCACCACCTGGTTGAGATCGCGCCCCGTGGAAAGGCCAAGGTCATCAATCGCGGCAAGCGAGGCGGCGCCGGCGGAAAGCAGCTTGAGCGCGCCCAGGGCCTCGATCGTCTTGATGCCGCCCACGGACTCGGTGGAGTGGTCATCCACGGTGCTGCTGTGGCTCTGGTACTGCTCGGCGTTGGTAAGGCTTTCCACCACCCGATCGGTCGACTTGTCGCGGATCCGGCCATCGGTCTGCCGGGTCCAGTCGCCATTGGCCTCGACGCGCTGCTGGGAAGCCTCGCTGTGCTGCCAGACCTGGTCACCTTTGGGCAGGCTGGGCAGGGACAGGCCGTGCGGCAGGATGCACTGGATAAAAGGCTTGTGGGGCAAGCCCTGGGCGAACGACACGACGACCTTGGTGCCTTCCTCGGGGAAGCTGTAGAACCCCATCTCATCACCACCGGTCGGTACCGGTACCGGCACGCCGGCCAGCAGCGGCATGGACTCGTCCGGTTCGTTGTCCTGGTCCAGGACCTGCAGGTCCACGGCAAAGCGCGGACGGAACTCGTCGCAGATGCCGGCGCCGGCGGGCGCGTCAGCCACGCCAACAACCTGGGCGAAACGCGGCAGGTGGTAGCCCCCGCTCAGCTCGGGAAACATGCGCTCTACACAGCGCCGGATTGCGTCTTCCATTTGATCGCCATTTCGGTACCGACGAGTGCCACGGAAGTGACCCGCTCGCCCTGGTTGATGGTTGCACCAGGACGCAGCCCGGGAAGGGCCGCGATCACGGCGCTCTGGTTGCCCTGGTAGTTGTTGAACAGCTGGACCGGCAGCTGCAGTGGCGATCGATCGCCGAAGAAGCTGTGCGCCCAGCTGCCGACGAACACTTCGCCGTCGCCCTGCTGCTGCCAGACCAGGTCGGGGATGGTGAAAACCCGGGCCAGGCTGTCCATGGCCTGGAAACCGGACGCCAGGCTGTAGAAATACGGCGCCTTGGTTGTGGCGTAGGGCTGCGCCGGCACACGGAAGCGCAGGCCGGTCTCATCGCTGACAGCGGCCAGCACGGTGCGCAGATCGGCATGGCGCAGGTTCAGTGGCAGGGGCTTGGCCAGGATCGCGGCCAGCTCGCGGCAATACAGCACCTGCTCCAGCTGGTTCACCGCCGTGCTGCGTTCGACGTAGCCGATAAAGTGGCGCTGCAGGGTCGCCTCGTTGTAGCCAATGTCGAGTGTGACAAGGCCAGATACGGGCGCGCTGGCCGTGATGGTGAACTGGGCACGCCCCGGGGTGGCCAGCTCCAGGCGGACATCATCTTTGACGAGGACGTGCTCGATGCCGGCGATGCGCAATACCTTGTGGAGATTCACGATTTGCCCCCCAGGTAGTCATCGAGCTTTTTCAGGGTCGCTTCAAAGCCGCTAAGCTCCTGGCCACCCGTGGTCCCGTCGGCGCCGGTGCCGGCACCCGTGTTGCTACCGCTGACTGCTTGCCCGGGCGCGCTTTGGGTGCCCACCGCGTTGGCGGCGCGGCGTTTCTCCACACGCTCGGGGTTCGAGAGCTTTTCGGTCAGGGTGAACTGGATCCGCCATCCGCGCAGGCTGTCGTCCTCGCGGGCGCTGACACCGTCCGAGAACTGGACCTGGCGCATGCCGATCGAGGCTGCTGTGTCGTTGACGATCCGGTACGTCTTGAGCTGGCCACCGCCCTCGGTAGCCTCGGCCAGGCGCATCAGCGTGCGCAGATCCGACGAGTCGATAAAGCGAATCAGCAAGTTGACGGTCAGCGTTTTGGGCTTGAAGCCCTTGTGCGCGGTGTCGGTGTTGCTGGTCTGTCCCGACATGTCGCCACTTTCGATGCGCAGGTCACCGGTGACCTTCATACCCCGGCCTCGGATCCGTTCGCCGTCCAGGAGCAGAGTCATAGGCCCACCAGTTCGCGGACGAAGCTAAGGCCAATCAGCGATCCAACCAGCATGACGCCGGCGGACAGCGGCCATTCGTGACTTGGTGCTTGCCCGGTCAACAGGTCACGGCGCAGCTCGGCGGCATTACCCGGGCCGATCAGGCGTGCCGTCATGGTGACGTCAGCGGTAGCACCGTCGAACATCGCCTTGAGGCTGGCCAGCTCTTGGTCTTTGGCTGAGCTGCGTTGTGCCTTGCGGCTGGCAAGCGCCTGCAGGTCGGCCAGTGGAGAGCTGGACGCGAAGCTTTCCAAAGCGGCCAGTTGGCCGGACATTGCTTGGCTCGCGGCGCGGGTGATGGTCGATTGCTCCAGGGGAAGTGCGCCCCAGCGCGGTAAGGTGCCAGCAGTCGGTAGCTCCCACTTGGCGGTTTCCAGCTCGGACAGGCGACCAGCGCGGTTCTGGGCACGCTTGAGGTCCGGCAGCGGCAGCACGGCATTGAAGCGGCTCAGGGTGGTAGCAAAGTGGTCGTAACGGGTCCCGACGAACATCACGATCAGGGCGTACTGTTCGCCGCCCGGGCGATTGGCGTCTGTCACGTCTTCCAGTTTGGTGGCCAGGTGCTGCAGCAGATTCGGCGCCGACAGGTAGCGCTGCAGGCCTCGGCCTTGGCCAACCCCACTTTGGAAAGGGGTGACCACCAGCGCAGCGGGGACTTCGCCCAGGGCTTCGCCCAAGGCGCTGCGTCCAGCGGCGACTGCTGCTGCAGCTGCTTCGCCGACCGGCCCAGGATTAGTGGTGGCCAGGTCCTGCAGCGCGGCCACGCGATCGCCAGCGCTGGCCAGCTCGCTGCCGGCCATGGCTTTCGCCTGCTCCAGGTCGGCCAGCCAGCTGGTGGCCTGGCTCGGCCAGCGCATGGTGACTGGATTCCAGGTCATACGGGGACGGCCTCCCAGGTCACTGCTTCGAGACCGGCCAGATCCTTGGCGTCGCGGGCTTGCTGCAGACGCTCCTTGAGACTGTAGGCCTGCTGCAGCAGCTGCAGCTTCAGGCGGGTGAAGTCGTCAGCCACCTGGCGCAGTTGCGCAGCGGTGTGAAGCCGGTAGGCCTTGGCCCCGGCCTGATCGGCGCAGGGGTAAGTCAGGTCAACGCCCAGCGCTGCAGCACCGCTCAGGTTGACCTGGTCGTCCAGCGAAGTGCTGTAGCAGTAACGATCGCCCAGGACCTTGGACCAGAAGCCGCCGGTAATCTGCTGGCTGCAGGTGGCATCGATCTCCTGGATACGTTCCTGGTAGCGCCGCTCTACCGTAGCCGGGATGTCGTCCACCCACTGACCGTTCTGCCACACTTGACCAGGCCCCGGCGGATCGAGGGTGTAGCCCGCCGGCAATTGTCCAAGCCGGTCGATCGACGTGGGCTCGCCAGTGTTGATGTTGTAGGCGGTCAGGCCCAGGTACGAGTCGATCAGTTGCCAGCGGCGGCCATCCCAGTGCGCGGCCTTGAAGTCCGGTACCGCCGGCGGTGCGATCTCGACGCAGCCGCGGGGGATCAGCCAGACGTCCTGCTCGAGCGGCGACGGGTCGGCATAGGTCTGGCCGGTGTAGATGCCCAGGTGATCCGTTTGGTAGACAACTTTGGATTGCATGGCTGGGCCTCAGTACTTGATGAAAGCGTTGAACGCGATGTTCTGCGGGCGCGTTTCGCTGCCGCCGGTGGCGTTAACCGTGATCGGGTGGGTGTGGTCAGCGACGCCGATCACGGAGATGTTGTGGGTGTGGTTGCCGGCACTGGTCGAGGTCGAGTAGTTGTTCACGCGGGTCGTCATGTCATCGCCCGAACTGAGCACCTCGCCGCCTGGGTCGACAATCCCAACTTCCTGACCCTCTTTGACGCCGTGGGTGTGTTCGCCCTGGGCATCGCTGCTGGCCGAGTGGGTGTGCCCGCCGGCACCGGCGGAGCTGGCAACGTGGCTGTGGGAGCGGATTTCATCTGCCTGGATGCTGCCCAGGACGCGTCCGGGATCAAGGTTGCGGCCGTCATCCAGAGCGCGGATGAACAGGCCTCGAACGTCTGGCAGGTTGAAAGTGTTTACGCCGTCGCCGGCGCCGTGGCGGGTGCCGATCTTTGCGAACAGCCTGGAATACACCGTGCGGGATACAGCGGCGCCGTTGGCGCGCATGCAGCGCGGTGGTGGTACGTCGAGGTCGTAGAGGACAATTTGGCCGACGTCGTTGTCTTCCAGTAGCGCGATCGCCGCTTTGAGCGCCTTGGTGGTGGCCAGGATCTCGCTGCTGTCGCTGTTCGGATCATCGCTTTTGGCGTTCGGAAGGTTGCCCAGTCCCACGTCGTCCTTGGTCGTAGCCCGGGCGCGCAGGTATTGGTAGTCGCCGATGCGGGCGGCGAAGTGGTCGACCAGGGCGCCGTTGATGGGTTGCCATAGGCGCATGTCGGTGATGTCGCCGATCCCCGATACGTTGGCCAGCTCGACCAGGTAATGTTGATTGCCGGTGCCGTCCAGGTAGTCGACCTTGTTACTGCCGAAAACCACGGACCACTGAGCGCTCACGTCACTGCCTTGGCGTCGCAGCGTGATGTCGAGCCAGGCCTGTGCCGGCAACGCTGGCAATTGCACTTTGACCGGCTCTGCCAGCTCCAAGCGGATCCCACCGATGTAGGCCACCCCGGCCTTGAGCTGATACAGCCCGAAGCTCAGTTCCATTTTCAGGCCGTCGCCAAGGAAGCAGGTGTGCCCGTAGACATCGCGGTTGCTCAAGCGCTCGCGGGTGTCGATCCCGGCCAAGCGCACGGTGTAGTCGTGTTGCCAGGTGTTGGCGTCGACCGTGATGCCGGTGATCTCCTGCGCTCCGTCGTACTCCACCAGGAAGTTGCGGGTCAGGTTGTTGCCGATCTGCAGCGGCGGGATGTTCTTGCGCTTCTGCTGCAGCGGCACATACGCCACAGCCAGCAGCACGTTTTCCTCGGTGAGCAAGCCGATCCAGTTGAAATCCCAGTCGCCCACGCTGGAGTCCACCACCACGCTGTAGATCACCTGGTTCGGGTTCACGTAGCCGGCCCGGTCTACGGCGGTGGTGTAAACCACCTGGGCGGCAGGCGGCGTGCCAGCACTGCGGTCTACCGGCGTCGTTGGGTCGAGCCCTGGAACGTTGGCGAACACGAAGCGGTCCACTTTGAGGACCTGCTGAGCTGCCTGTTTTTGCGCCATCAGCGACTGACCGGCGCGGGTAATACTTGCTCCCATGGGGGGCTCCTAGGTGTTCTCGGTGGTCACGAACGCCAGTTCGTTGATGACAACCAGGCGGTCGAAGCTGTCGTCCCAAGCGGCGTGCAGGGTTTCCTGGTCGTCGTGGAAGTGGGCGACGGGCATGGCGAGGGCCACCGGCGTGATCGTGGCGAACTCATAGCGTCGGCAGGTGCGCCCGTACTGCTGCATCAGCACGCGCAGCAGCACCGGATTGGCGCTCAGCTGGCTGTCGGTGAGGTACAGGCGCACCACGTCCCAGTTCACGCTGTCGAAGCGCTCCTCGATCTCGACGTAGCCCACGCCCAGGCGCTGGAAGATCCGCACGGTGCCGGCGCTGCTGCCAGCGTCCACGGCGTTGATGAAGGCGTACTTCACCCTTTTCCGGTAAAGGCTCTCCGGCTCGCCCTGGAAGCGCTGGATGTCGCGCTGCCAAGCCAGCAGGTCGAGGACGGTCAAGTGACAGGTCTCGGCGTCGAGCTGCAGCAGCGGCCAGTTGATCCAGGTCTCTACACGAGCCCACCAGGCCTGCGCAGCGTCGCGCAGCTTGGAAAGCTCGACGCCTTCCAGCCAGAAAGGGAGTTTCAGCTTAAGCACCGAGCACCACCTGGACGTTGTCGAGGCGCGGGATGGTCAGCTGCGAGACGATGTCGACGTTGTCGAACTTCAGCGACTCGATGCCGCTGAAGGTCTCGTGCAGCTCCTCGCCCAGGCGGCTGAACGAGAAACGCGACTGTGGGTAGGTCAGGGTGGGCTGGTAGTCGATGGCCGTGCTCTCGCGGAACGCGGCCCGAATGAACAGCTCGATGTCGCCCAGCAGCGCCTCCTCGCGCTCGGTACCGACCTGGGCGTCTGGCCAGATCGCGACGCGCACGGTGTGCTGGGTGGCAGGCATCTCCTGAACCAGCATGTCGTCGCCGTGCCCGTGGTTGCCCTGGTCGCGGACGTAGCTGTTGATCCTTTCCAGGTAGCTGGCCGCCGGCGAGCCCGCTTCGAACAGGACGAAGGCATTGGCGCTGCCAGGTCCTCGAGGAGCGTCATGTTCGAAGTACACGCCATCAGGCTCGACGCCCGGGAAAGAGGCGATCATGGCCCGGTACACGGCGTCGGTGTGCCACTGGTTAACCGCGCTGAACTGGTTGCGTGTGCGCAGGCGTAGATCGTCGTCGTGTTCCTGGTCTGCCCCGGGCTGGGTCAGCCAGCCATCGGCGTTGACCACCTGGATCACGCCGGGGATCGGCTCGGGCAGGATCGAGTAGTAGCCCGGGGCGAGGTTGTAGCCGCTGCCTGCTTCACTCGCCTCGACCGGTACCAAGACCTGAGAGTCGCCGTCCAGGAACTGGGTGGCGGCGGTGGTGACCAGGACGTAGACGTTGCCGTTGATGGCCACCGACTGCACGCGCACGCCGGCGGGGATCTCCAGCACGCCGGCGACACCGCTGCGGGTGAACAGTAGTTGCCCTTGGGCCTTGGTTGAGGCCTTGCGAGTGACGTCGACCGCCCAGGCCAGCATGTCCAACCAGGTACCGGTGGCCGTCTTCACGAAGAAGTTCGGCAGCACGGTGTTGACCATGAACTCGATCAGCCACAGCACGGGCTTGGTCACCAGAGCCGTGACCAGGCGCCAGAACGGCGACCAGGCGCTGGTGTTGCTCAGCTTGCTGCCCTGGGCAGCTACCTCTTTCTCCCAGGCGGCACGCAGGCCTGCCTCGGTCGTCGGGACGCCGGCGTCCTGCAGGGCTTTCTTGAAGTCGACGTCACTCACAGGACTACCTCAGTGGTTCCAAATGCAACGGTGGTGGCGGTAACCAGATACTGGCCACTGCCGGTCTCGGTGATCTGTACGGTGCCCGGTACCAGGCGTTCATCGGTCTCTACCAGCAGCTCCAGCTGCTGGATGCAGTCGGCCTGGCGGAAGCGGTCGCGCTCGGCCATGAGCGTGATGAGCAGTCCGCTCTCGCGGATCATGTGGGCGATGTCCTGGGCGATGCTGGCCCGATCGTCCACCAGCACGGGCTGGTTCGAAGGGTCCAGGGTCAGGTCGTTGTTGGTGATGAGGAGATCGATATAGAGACTCATCAGCCGGTCGCCATCGCCATCATGTTTTCAAGCTCCAGCGGGCTCATTGGCTTGGCGGTGTTGATCTCCACCTTCTCAATGTGGTTGCCACGGTTCTGGTTCTGGGTGTTCTGGATGCTGGTCAGGAGGCCGCCGGCGGGCACGGCGTCAGCCTTGGTCGGGCTCAGGCTGCCCGTGGGCTGATACTCGGCATTGGCGCCCACGCTGGGCAGATCAGGGATGCTGCCCAGCTTCAGGTCGATATCGACGCCAGGGATCTTGTTCAGCATCGAGATCAGCGAGTTCAGGGCAGACCGGAACACGCCCACAATCCCGTCCCAGGCGGCTTTGGCCATGCTCGACCAGCCGCCCATGCTGTTGAACCAGGTGCTGAGCGCGCTCAGTTGCTCGCTCACCCACTGGAAGGCTGCGGTGTTCATCAGGGCGGTGGTCCACTGGTCCCAGTACGCCACGGCCGCGACGATCACTGCGACCAGGGCGACGATGCCCAGGACCACCAGGCCGACCGGGTTGGCCGCCAGCGCCGCGTTCACCAGCCAGATCGCGCCCTGCCAGATCAGCATCGAGGCTTTGGCCAGGCCGATCGCTGCGATCATGCCGAGGATCCGGGCGATGAACAGCGCGCCCTGGACGGTGTGGGCGATGAACATGGCGATGCTCTTCCAGCCGGTCCAGGTGAGCAGGGTCCAGACCACGTTCAGGCCAAGCCAGGCCATCTTGCTCAGGCCGACGACCACGGTCAGTGCGCTGATTGCAGCGGTAATGGCCAGCACGACAAGCGTTGCAATGCCCATAACGCGGGTAATATTCGGGAAAAGTTGGGTCCACCTGGTCATGGTCTTGCCGATGCCAACCAGCTTGTCCATCAGCGGCTGCAGCATCGGGATCAGTGCCTGGCCAAAGGCAATACGCAGCGCCTGGACTGCCGCCCCGAACTGCTGCCACGGGTCGACCATGGCCGCTGCCATCTTCTCGGCCTGCTCCAGGCCACGGACCTTGCCCAGTTGGTCGATACCGCTGCGCAGCCGGTCGGTGTCCTGAGCCAGTGCGCCGATCACCTGGGCGCCTTCACCGCCGAACGCCTCGACCAGCTTGCTATCAGCTGCAGCGTTGCGCAGGTCGCCGAACTTGCCCTGCAGCTTGGCCATGATGTCCAGCATCGGCAGGACCTTGCCGTTGGTGTCGGTGAACTTCATCCCCAGCTTGTCCGAGGCGTTGCCGATGTTCTCGAAGAACGCCTTGTAGCGTCCGCCGGCGTCGCCGCCTTCCATGGTGCTGGACAGGGTGCCGATCACTGCCATCTGTTCGGCCAGGTCGATGCCGGACGCCGAGGCGATCGCCCCGGCTTCCTTGAAGCCTTCCTTCATCTGCTCGCCACTGGTGCGGAACAGCTGCACCGCCAGAGCGGTCTGGCCGCCCAGCTTCTCGACCCACTGGCTTTTGCCCATGGCGTCTGCCTGCTGCTTCTGCAGGTTGTAGAGCGTGCCGACGTATTCGCTCATCACGTCCTGGTCGGACTTGGTGGCCTTGGCCAGCACGGCACTGGTGTTGGTAAAGGTGGCCAGCTGGGAGCCGGCCAGGCCCTTGATGGCCCCTTGGATCTTGTACGCCGAGGCGACGAAGGATTCGGCGTTCTCGCCGTAGGAGACCGAAAAGTCGAGGGCTTGGGCGTTGAGGGCGGACAGCGCGTCCTCGGCCACGCCGAGCGAACGGACGTCGCCCAGGGCGCGGTTCACATCCAGCGCGGGGGCCATCGACGCCTCGATCCCGGTCAGGGCGCCCCAGACGCCGGCGACACCGGTACCGATCTGCTTGATGTTGGCTTCGCCCTGGGAGGCCAGATTGTCGAAGCCCTTGGTCACCTTGGCCAAGGGCGCCGAGACCTTGTCGGTCAGGCTCAGGATGAAGTCCAGGCGGCTGGATGTGCTCGCACTCATGGGGTCAGTTACCTTTCCAAGCTCGTGATATGCCGTTGGCTATGGCGAGTTCCGTTCGCCGCCAGTACTCGTCTTCCAGCCATTTGGCTGTGCCCAGGGTCTCGGGCGACCGATCTGCACCAGGTAGCCACCGATCGGCGAGGGCCAGCAGCTGGCCCATGCCGTCCTCGGTCAGGCGCTCGGCGTGGTCGAGCGCTTTTTTACGGTGACTTCAATGGTCGGGGAGTACTCCTCCATCAGTGCACCGGCGATCTGGATCGCGGTCACTGGGTTGACCAGGAGCGGCTTCAGGGCCGCTTTCTGCTCCTGGTTCACTGCGTTCATCAGCAGGTTGTGGGAGGGCGCGACCTTGTTGGACTGGGTCATGCTGTTGATGTACTTGGTCATCAGGGCCGGATCGACGGTGAAGTCGAACTCCTGGGTGCCTACTTCCAAGGTGATTTCGGTGCGTTCAGTCATTTCTCGGTTCCAGTGGTAGCGGGGTAGGTGGTGCAGAAGCTGCGGATGTGGTCCTGCAGCCCCAGAATCATTCGCTTGCTGAGGGCGAGCTGGTCGCGGAGGGCGAAATAATCCGGTCGAGCGTTTGCTGCGAGTTCGGCGGTGCCTGCATCAGCCACGCCGGCGCCGGGGGTATCGGTGTGCACAGAGGTGGTGGGGCAGCTGGCTTGGATGAGCAGCCGCTGATCGCCAGTGCCGACAGAAGTGCGCAGATCCTGGTTTGCCTTGAGGTCATTGCTCAGTTCCTGTGTGTGTTTGGCGTCATTTGCTGCGGCCTTAGCCAGGCGTTCGCCAGTGATCCTGGCGGCCTCGCGCAGGCCAGATGCTTCTTCCTGCGCGCTGTCGCGCTCCGATCGGGCGGTGTCGCGTTGCTGCAGCACGCGGTCGAACAGAAGCCAGGTGGCCCCGGCGATCAGCAGAGCTGCAAGCAGTTGCGTGACTACGAGGCGCATAACTTCGCCTCCGCCAGCCGACGTGCATGCAGCCCAGGCACGAACACCTTGTTGCCCTTGGCGTCAGTGACAAAGGCCCAGACCGGGCGGCCATCTGCGCCCCAGGCCAGCGCACGGCAGCCTTCGGCAATGCGGCCGGCGTTGATGAGCACCACGGCGCGGCTTGCGCAGGTGCTTGGCTCGCCAAAGTTGTGCCCGTGGCTGGACAGGGCGTCGAATGTGTTCTGGCTGATCTTGTCGTTGGTCAGGCAGTCCGCCAGGGCCAGTTGGCCCTTCGTGACCACCAGTTGCTCCACCTCGGCACAGCGCGCCGGCGACCAGTAGTCGCCGACCACTACCGGGTAGGGGCTGGTGTAGCGGGTGATGCCCTTACACACAGTCGGCAGGCCCCTGGCCAGCTGATCGGCATAGACGACGTTCTGCCCGTCGCCTTCCCACTTGCCCAGGAACGCCATCAGGGTGCTGCTGCTCAGCACCAGGGCGATGGCACCCGTCAGGATCTTGTTGCGCAGGCTCATCAGTTGCCCCTCCAGTCGCGCAGCATTTGGCGATACTTGGGGATCAGCAGCAGGATCTGCAGCACCATGTAGAGGGCGGTCAGCATGTAGGCGACCGCCGACCAGTCGACGGTGCCCGTTACGCCGGTGGCGGCGACGCCGATCGCGGGCGCGGCCTTGGCCAGGGCAACAGCAGTGTCTTGAGCGGCCTGATTCGCGCTCATCGATGACCCCTTTTCTCAAAAGTGGACTGGCAAGGGACGCAGCGAGTCATGCCGCCCAGGGCGCGGCGCGCTTCGGGGATCTCCTCGTCGCAGTCCTCGCAATGGGTCAGGCTCGGCCCGGTCGAACGCGCACGGGCCAGGGCGGCAGTGATCGCCTGGTCACGCTGACGCTGTTCCAGGGCCTGGGCGCGATCGAACGGGCAGGTCATCAGCGCAGGCCCTCGATCTCGGCTGCAGCCAGGTACGGCACACCGTTGATGCGGATGAAGTCCGGACTGGTGACGTCGAACGGCACCTTGTGCTTGTGCTTCTCGCCGCCCTTGGCGTCGATGTTCAGCAGGCTGGAGATCTTCGGCTTGCAGCCAAAAGCCTCCACGCGGAACTCGTCGGTGGGGGTTTTCGCGTAGAACAGCGAGTCGAACGGCTCCAGCTGGCGGAAGCTGCCGGCAGCGCGGGCGGCATCGATCAGCAGGTTGAAGTTGGTGGTGTCCAGCTCCAGCTCGCCGCTCGCGGCAACGTCACCGTCGACGTAGCCATCCGGCACGCCGCCGGTCTGGGCCACCGCGCTGTTGTCAGTGATATCGAGGGTGACGGTCTCAACGTGGATCTGCAGGTCGCCCACGGTGATGTCAAAGTTCTTGCCGCCGATCTTGGACATGGGGTTACTCCTCGTCGCTCAGGTCGAGAGCGATGTTTGCGGTAAGGTCTTTGGGGCAGTTGTAGGGGCGCAGCTTCAGGTACGCCTCGACGGCGGTTTTGCTGGTCCAGACCAGGGTGATGGCGTCGTCCGACGGCGCCTCGATGTCGCCCGGGAACTGCACGCCGGCGAACACGACCGAGCGGGACATGTCGCGCAGCGGCTTCATCAAGGCGGTCTTGTTCTGCGCCATCGAGGTCGCCGTGTTGTTCAGCTTCCGATCGGCGATACGCTGGATCAGCAGGATCCGGACGCGACGGGCGGCCTTGTCAGCGATGCGCAGGTACTCGACCACCTGGTAGTCCGAGCCCGGGGCATCGAGCATGTTGCCGTCGCCCCAGAAGGTGCCCGGGTAGTCGGGATAGGTCTGCGGTACCGAAAAGCGCGCCTTATCCAGCTCGGCGACGATTGCGGATGGGAGCGGAATGCTGTCCTTGTCGACCGGGACAGTACCGAGGCCGACCAGGGCGCCGGTGGCCACCCGCATCGGACTGTCGGCGATGCTGACATCTGCCCGGGCCAAGCGCCCGGCGAGCACGCCGAGGTTGTTGCCGTGCAACTGCGGCACGACCAGCACGCGGGCTGCGGCCACGTCGGCCACCTTGGCCTTGGCTTCGGAAAGGTAAGTAGCCCAGTCCTGGGCAGCGGTGATGCCGGCGACCGCCGACATGATGAACACCCGACGCCCGTACTTGGCACTCAGCTCCAGGGCTTTGGCGTGCATGACGTCGAACGTGGCCTTGTCCGCGACAGGGGGGGTGATGACCACTGCCTCGACCGAGACGTTGTCCTGCTGGGCCTTGTCCAGGGCGGCAGCCCAGTCGCCGTTGGCGGCGATCGGCGCGGCCATGCACGCCCACTTGTCCCCGCCGTTCTGGCGTGCGGCCAGGACTTGGGTTTTCAAATCGGATTCCGTGGCGCCCAGGTCGGTGTCCAAGTCGCTCTGGGTATTGAGGGCCAGCAGCTTGCCGACGTTCTTGCCGGCAGGGCCGATGAACAGGAAGTAGCGCTCGATCTCGGTCACAGCGCCCTGGCCGAGGTTGAGGTTGTTTACGTTGGCGGATCCAAGTGCCATGGAATGCCTCTTAGCGGGGTGAGTTGAGGATTTGTTCCAGCACCAGGTTCACCAGCTCGCTGGTGTCGCGGTTGCTGTTTGCGCCCAGGAACTGGCGCTTGGGCAGCTTGATTTCCCAGCTGTCGGCGCCAGTGGACTCGCCCTGTTCTTCGTCCAGGATGCGAATCAGCAGGCCGGCCTGCATGTAGCTGACGTGCTCCAGGATCCAAGCCACGGCTGGCCGGGAGAGCCGATTTTTGCCCGCCTGGCGCACCTTGAAACCCAGCCGACGCAGCCGCTTGGCCTGCTTGGGCGTCGACATCGAGCCCTCGTCGACCTTGTTCCAGCGACGCATCTGCTGGGCTGTTCGGCGCTCGGTAGCGCCGTTGTGCTGCTGGGCGGCTACCCAGGAGGTCAGGTTGTTCTTCCAGCCCAGGACGGCCTGGTCAGGGGTCAGGCTGGTGACCTGCAGCAACTTGCCCAGGCCGGCCTCCATCTTCTTCTGGCCTGGCTCAGGGTTTTTCCGGGCGGCAAAGGGCGAGCCGTCCAGGTTCTGCTGGCTGCGGATGCGCTTGCGGCTCATCGTCCGCAGGCGCTTCGTCACGTTGTTCAGCAGGCGTCGGCGCAGCCGCGGCTCAAGGCGCAGGAGCGCCAGTTGCTCGCGCACGCCCAGGACGCCCCGGGCATCGATGCCGACGAAAGGGCTAGCCATGGGCCGTTACCTCGCCTTCCTCCGCGACCCAAAGGTCGTACGGAACGAATGCCCAGGTCTTGCCGAACGCCTCAAACTCGCCGTTGTCGTCTTCGGCCAGGTACTGGGGCTCCACGAACTGGACGGTCAGCTCGACGTCGAACAGGTCGTTGTCCAGGTCGATAGGCTCGATCACGAACGCCGGCGCCGGCAGGTCCTCGCGGTCTGGATCATTGGCTTCCAGCCAGGTGCCCACCAGGGCCAGCAGGCGCGGTGGGGAGCCGGTGAAGCGCTCCAGGTCGAAGACTGCGCGATAGGTCATATCGCCCATGTGCAGGCCCTGGGTGGTTTCCTTCCAGAGCAGTTCGGTGTCCATCTGCTCGACCCAGCTCTGCAGCTGCTCGGGCATCACCAGCTGGCGTTCGAGCAGGTACGCGGTCAGGGCCTTGATCTTGTTCATGCCAGGGCCGCCGTGATGCGGCTGCGGCCCTGCAGGGCGCGCACAGCGGCTTGGCTGAATGCCAGGTAGGTTTCAGCGCGTTCGGGCGCTTCCTTGCCAGTGTTCTCGGCCACCTCGCGGCGGGTCACAGTCGCAAAGTCGGTCAGGGCAGTGGCCTTGGCCCGGCAGTACACGGCGCGCTTGTACAGCGCCACCTTGAAGGTGCGCTCCTGCAGCAGCAGAGAATCGGCGGTGGCCACCTCGGTGATGCCGAGGTCACGCCAGCTGGCCATCAGCTTGGCCAGGTCCTGGTTCACTTCGCCCATGGCGATGTTGAGGTGAGTGACCAGCGTGTCGCTCAGGTACTCCCCGGGCAGGCGGTAAGCCTTCTGGTACTCAGCCAGGGAGAGGTCCGGCCAGAAGCCGTTGTTCTCGATGGTCTGGTCCACCACGGTTGCGGTTTTGCCTGAAAAGCTCATCGCTGGTCACTCGAAAAGGGCGGGAGACACCGTTTCGGCGGGGGCTGGCCATAAATGGCTGGCTCCGCTTCACGGGTTCCCGCTGGGGGGGTAGTCGGTTATTCGGATTCGCCGGCGGGGGCTTCCAAGCGCGCCAGAACACGGCGGCACTTCTTGATACGCGTACCGCAGCCCGCCTGCGGGTACAGCTCGGTGGCTCGCTCCAGGTGTTTGAGCGCGACCGCCCATTGCTGGTCGTCCATGGCTCGGATGCCGATCAGCTTGTGGAACTTGCTCGGGATCTGCTCCGGCAGGGTCCACTCGCCATCTACTCGCGGCAGCAAGTCCGACAGGTAGGGCTCGGGGCTGCGGCCGGCTTCATACTCGGCATAGGCCCAGTCGCCCACGGCATCAGCGACAAAGGTCTGGATGTCCTTGCGCTTGAACGTCGCCGGCAGTCGTTGGCCTTGCTCCATCGCGATGTCGGCCAGCTCCAGGGCGTCATCGAACTGGGTGGTGTCGAACAGCCAGACCATCACCTGCACCAGGACGCGGTTCTGCAGCTGCAGGCCAGACTCCAGATAGCGCTGGATGTACTCCTGGTACTTGGGCAGCAGCTCGATTCGCTTGAGATCCTGCTTGCCGGCTAGGTTCGGGATCGCCTTCAAACGGACCAGATCCGCGTCCAGGCTGGCCTCCATCAGCTTCAGGTGTTTGCGAGCATTCGCTGGGCTGCTCAGGGCCTCGCCTGGGGAGTAGGGTATGGCCGCTGCAGCAGCCACCTGGGCCACTGCAGCGGTGCCTAGCTCCAGCACACGGCGCTTGTGCGCTAGTGCGAGGCTCATACGGTTTCCACCCCGTCAGATTCCAGGTAGGCGAACTTGCCCAGCTGCTCGATCACGTAACCCTCGTTACGGCCGTTGTAGTCCTCGACGCGGGAGCGCTTCGGGTTTTCGAGCAGGTGGCGACGCCAGCTGGTGTCCTGGAAGTAGATCGACAGGTTGGACCAGGAGGTGACCAGAATGCCCTTGGCCGGGAAGAACGGGACCACGAAAGAGGGCAGGCCGCCGTAGGTCTCGATCACTTGGGAATTCTCGATGCGCTCTTTCTCGGTCGGGGTCTGCCCTTGGGCCGCGTACAGCTTGCCCTTGTCGTGGGCCAGCAGGTCCGAGCCGATGATGGCGATCAGGTCGCCCTCGTCGCGGAACACCGGGTCGATCATCTGCTTGACGTCATGCACCGCAGCGTCGAGGTTTTCATAGTCGCCGCCCTTGCCGATCTTGATTTTGACCGCCGGGTCGGTTGGCTTCAGGACCTGCTCGGGAATCAGCTCACGTGCCTGCTGCAGCCAACCCTTGTTCACGTCCTGGAGCAGCGGGTAGTTGGTGATGTTGGTCTGCTTGGCGACGTGGGTGCCGTTCCAGCCGATCAGGATGCGGTCCAGCGCGATGCGCTTCTGCACTGCCTCCAGGTACTTGCGGGCGAACTCGGGGAACTTGGCCCAGGCATCGATGGTGGCAAACTTCAACGCCACGTCGGTTTCGGTGGCGAACAGCTCGTAGAAGTTGTTCTGCAGATCGAGCAGGTGACGCGGCTCGCGGTCGTTCAGATCGGTGTCGGTGCGGCTGGTCGCAGGACCGCTCAGGCCCAGCAGGACCTTCTCGCCCTTGATCTCAGTCACGCCGATCACGTTGATACGGCCCAGGAAGTCCACGCGCTCGGTGATCTGGTCGTTCAGTTCCTGGGCGTGGGTCGGCTCCACGGCAAAGGTACGAGTGGCGTCATCAACGCTGTACGCTTCGGCCAGGTCGTCCTGGAGCTGCAGATACTCCGCTGCAGCACGTTGCGACAGGGCGCCCATTAGCGCAGGCCCCCGCCGCGTTTTTTGGTATCAGCAGGGCCGGTGTTGCGCTTGACCTGGCGGCGGTTTTGGGTCGAGTTGAACATCTGGGTCATGGTCTCGGTCAGTTCCTCGACGCGGGCGCTGAGTTCCTTGACCTCGTCCTTGCCCTTGCCGTTTTTCCCGGCCTTGCCGTCCTTGCGGTTGAACTCGCGGTTTTCGTCCGCTTCGTCCACCACGTCCTGGACGGCGGCGCCCACGGCGTCGACCTGGTCCTTGTTGTCGGCGTCATCGACACCTTCAACGACGGGCTCCAGCACGGCCTGCAGGCCGGCCAGCAGGATCACGAATTGGTCATACAGCGCCTTGAGCGCCTTGGCTGTTGCTTCATCCATCGGTTTGGTCTCATCGGAGGAGGTAGGGGTGGTGGTGTCGGCGAAGCTCTTGAACAGGCCGGCGAAAGCGGAGAACACACGGCGCAGCTCGCTTTGTTGCTGGCCACCATCGCGCAACCCACCCAGTTCAACGGCAGAGCAGAAGTAGGAGGTCTTGTGGTAGCGATGGCCCTTGCGGCCGCCCCTGGAGAAATACAGCTCCTGAGTGCCGAGGCTGGCAGGGGAGTCGGTGACAGCCAGGCCGGTGAGGTAAAAGCGCCCGCTGTTGGCGAAGTTCGGGGTGATCTCGACGCTGGAGAAAAGCTTCTCGCCTTGGTCGTTGAGGCTCAGCAGCTTGTCGTTGGGCTTCAACTGGGCTTCCAGGGCCACCTGGCCAGGCTCCAGCTCTGGATCGTCGTTCTCGTCCAGAAGGCGTACGGCAAAGACGGTGCCGTGGGAGCCTGGCCAGCGTTCGTGTTCACTCCAGATCACTGCGGTGTAGCGGGACAGCTTGTAGGTTTCGGCGCAGTCGACCAGCTCCTGCACGGTAATCTCGCGGTTGTCGGCGGTCGGACCGCTGACAGCTACGCGCTTCCAGTAGGAGACAAGGGATCTGGGCATCGGTTGAAGCGCTCGGTGGTGGTCGATGAGCGCCACGATAGGGAGCCGATTGGCACCGGCCAATCGGTTTGTTTGAGCGAAATTCCTATTCGCCAATTCTAGGAATTTCGCTCACTTTTACGTCGAGTTTGGGGCTGTTTCGGCGCATAGACTCCGCCCCATGAACTACTCGATCGAAGTCAAAGAGGCCGCCAAGCGGCTGTACCTGCGCCGTGCCTCGGTGAAGGAAATCCAGGCTCAGTTGAAGCTGCCGAACGTGCGGATCATCTACTACTGGATCCGGCAGGGCGGTTGGGACGAGATGCTGACCGATGAGGAGCCGCTGACCGCGATCAGCCGGAGGATCACGCTCATCTGTGAAAAGCAGGACACGCTGACAAAGGGCGACCTGGACGAGCTGGACCGGCTCACCGCTGTGCGGGAAAAGCTGATTAAGCAGGCCAGCAAGCCCGCAGCACCGGCGCCGGCGGCAAGCGAGCCAGCACGGGAGCAGGGCGATCGCGACCAGGGCCAGCGCCGGGAGCGGCGCGGTGGCGGCGGGAAGAAGCGGGAGAAGCTCGCGAAGAATGACGTCAGTGGCCTGACCGAGGTGGACTTCCTCGACCATTTCATTTCCAAAATGTACCGGTACCAGCAGGAGTTGTTCGCGGCGAAACAGAACCCGCTGACCTGCAGGCTGCGCAACATCCTCAAAAGTCGGCAGGTCGGTCTGACCTACTACTTCGCCGGCGAGGCCTTCATGGATGCCGTGCTGACAGGGGATAACCAGGTGTTCCTCTCAGCCAGTCGCGCGCAGTCCGAGATCTTCCGTAGCTACATCATTCAGTTTGCCCAGAAGTGGTTCGGCATCGAGCTGACAGGCAACCCGGTCGTCCTCAGCAACGGCGCCGAGCTGCGCTTCCTCTCGACCAATAGCAGCACGGCCCAGGGTTACCACGGCCATGTCTATGTGGACGAATACTTCTGGATCCGCGACTTCGAGAAGCTGAGCACCGTGGCCAGCGCCATGGGCACGCACAAGAAATGGCGCAAGACCTATTTCTCCACGCCCAGCGCTGTCAGTCACCAGGCGTACCCGTTCTGGACGGGCGAGACCTTCCGTAATGACAAACGCCGCAAGAAAGCTGCAGGTGAATGGCCTTCTGAGGCTGCATACACCCAGGGTGCGCTATGCCCGGACGGGCAGTGGCGCAAGACGATCACCCTGGACGATGCCATTGCCGGCGGTTGCGATCTGTTCGACGTGGCCCAGCTGGAGCTGGAGTACGACGAAGACAAGTTCCAGCAGCTGTTCTACTGCAAGTTCATCGACAGCACACAGAGCGCCTTCGGCCTCAAGGATCTGGAGGGTTGCTACTCCGACCTGATGCTGTGGGACGACTTCGACCCGGATGCCGATCGACCTTTCGGCAACAACCCGGTCTGGATTGGCTACGACCCAAGCCGTACACGCGACGATGCCACTTGTGTTGTGGTCGCGCCGCCGGCCGAGCCGGGCGGCAACTTCCGGATCCTGGAGAAATACAGCTGGCGTGGGCAGTCGTTCACCTACCAGGCGACCCAGATCAAGAAGCTGACCGAACGCTTCAACGTCCAGCACATCGGCATCGACACCACCGGCGTCGGCATCGGGGTGTACGACGTGGTTTGCGACTTCTACCCGCGTGCGCAGCGGATCCACTACAGCCTGGAAACGAAGACGACCCTGGTACTCAAGGCCCAGGACGTGATCCGTGCGGGCCGGATCGAGTGGGACGCGGGATGGACCGACATCGCGCAGGCCTTCCTGACGATCAAGCGCGGGACCACCAACGGCGGACAGATCACATTCAGCGCCTCCAGGACCGAGGCCACTGGCCACGCCGACATCGCTTGGGCGGTGATGCACGCCCTGCACAACGAACCCCTGAACACCAACAAGCGGCGCAAGAGCCGTTACCTCACGAGCGGAAGCCATGCCCAAACGACAGAGAAAACACCACGCCAGACAGCCACAGGCACAGCAGCCCACGCGGGTGTTCACGTTCGGGGAGCCGGAACAGGTGCTGACGTCCAACATCGGCGAGTACCTGGGCATCTTTCCAACCGACGACGGGCGCCTGTACAAGCCGCCGGTGTCCCGCGCCGGTCTGGCCAAGCTGCTGCGGGCCAACGCGCACCACGGCGCCATTCCCAAGTTCAAGCGCAACTTGCTTCTGCGTGAGTTCATCGCGTCGGAAGGCTGCAGCGCGCACACGATGAGCTGCGCCGCTCTGGACTACATGGTGTTTGGCGAGGCCTATTTCCTGGCTCACGAAAACTTCCTGGGGCAAGTCCTGGAGCTGGAGCACCTGCCGGCGATCAACATGCGGGTAAAGGTGGATGGTGGCTTTGTCCAGTTGCTGCAGAACGGTGAGGAGGAGGAGTACGACCAGGAGGAGATCATTCACATCAAGGACTACGACGTAGAGCAGAACATCTACGGAATACCGGACTACTTGGGCGGGCTGCAGGCTCTGTTGCTGAATGAAGCGGCCACGCTGTTCCGCCGGCGCTACTACAGCAACGGCGCCCATGCGGGCTACATCTTTTATACCAATGACCCGAACTTGTCCGAGGAAGACGAAGACAACCTGCGCTCGCAAATCAGCGCAAGTAAGGGTGTGGGCAACTTCCGCTCGATGTTCGTGAACATCCCCGGAGGTCACGAGAACGCGATCAAGATCATCCCGGTGGGGGACTTTCAGGCGAAGGATGAGCTGGAGAAGGTGAAGAACATCACCAGGAACGACATCATCGCGGCCTGGCGCATGAACCCCGCATTGGCGGGCATCATCCCGGAGAACAGCGGAGGGTTCGGGGATATCGAGAAAATCGACCGTGTTTATACCAGCAACGAAATCCTACCGATCTGTCAGTTGTTTGATCAGGTCAACGAAGTATTGCGGGAGGACCGACGGGTCAGTTGGCGAGAGCCTGCCAAGGCCGAGTTTTGAAGCAAAGGCTAGAGGGCAGTACCCAATGTTGTATGGCACAATAGTTCCTTAAACGGAACCCTGGGGAGGGCATATGCGAGTTTACTGCAAGGAATGTAACGGGAAAGGCCGAATTTCATCGAGAAATGATATCTCTAAGGAATTCTCCTCCCTCTACTGCACATGTCTAGATTGTGGACACCGTTGGGTTGCACATCTGACTTTCTCGCATACCCTGACGCCCTCCGCTCAGATGATGGATCGTCTGGTGTTCGATCAATTGCGGGCTTTGCCCAGGGCACGTCAGCAGGAAATTTTTCAGCAGCTCGGTGCTATCGATGCGCGGTAATCTCTAAACTGACTTTCTATTTTCTGAAAGTCTTTCATGACTTTGGTCGATAGTTGTACCAAGCCAATTTTCCCACGTTCTGAGAGCTGAGTGGTGGGCAATTCTGTTATGAGAGCAAGTAAGTTTCCATTGCTCTCTAGTTTTTCAGCCAATTCCCAAAGGCAAGGTGCTGGGTGTGTCATGGTGTAACTCCGTTTGCATGATGGCACATGGCTAATATTCTGTAAGCCTTGTACTGTGGCGTCAAGAGTTTTAAGCGTGCGATTTTCCTGAAGAAATTGAGAGGTTATCAGTAGCTTTTGTTTGGTATTAAATTGGTATTATTTGGATATCCTTTTTATAAGTATAACTATGGGCGCCGTGGCGCCCATAATTTTTATTTTCTCTAAATAAGTGGGGCCATTCTTACGACGCCGTATTTTCGATCGCCGAAAGCGTTTTCGAATGCGGCCACAAAAATTTCGGGAGGGAGCGGGATTATCACCGTGCCATTACCTGTTTCGTGGTAGAGGCGCTGTGTAAGCTCCACCATGAGCCACTCAGAGGTGAGTTCCAGTTGCTGCCTGGCCAGCCCCACATCTCGTTCACATAGGGCTACCAGACGTCCATCTATTAACATCACGCGGCCTCCGCTTCAGGCTGTAATTGCGCCTCCAGTTCACCGATGCGCTGCAGCAGCATGCCTATCAGCTTGGTTTGTTCCTCGCTCACCTGGTCCTGGATGATCGACCGTTTCAGTCGATTGACGATTTCCGAGTTCATGCTGCGGTCGTTGTCTTCTGCCAGCACAGCGATGTCGGCGCGCAGCCCGTCTGGCAGGCGGATGACGAACTTATCGGCAGTGCGGGAGTTGGTGGTGGTGTATTGCTGTTGCATGGCCTTTCCCTCAGTTGAATGCGGTACGTGGATGTTGTGCGAGTAGCTGGCGAACGATGGCGGTGTCCTGGGCGCTCAGATCGCCCAGGCGGCAGGCCATGTCGGTCACGTTTTCCAGTTGCGATCGGGCCTCCGGTGTTTTGCTAACCAGGAAACCGATCAGAGCCCCGCCGACGATGGCGGTAGCCTGCAGGTGGCGGGGCGTTGTGATAGCCTTCACGCCGCTACTGCTTGGGTTGGGTGCTTGCATGCGCTTCTCCTCCTAGTGGTGGTTGGTGCCAGGGAGCTGCAACTCCTTGGCACCGTCCTTTCAGCCCTAGTTCATGGCCTTGGCCGTGAACACCGGGCGCGTCACACTTCGAACCTCAAAGCTCCCCAGGTCCGTGTTGTCCACGCTGTGCAGATGCACTACGCAGCACTCGGGTGGGGTCTGGTGATTGCGCCAGAAGTCGCTTGTCACCAGCTCGGCCAAGTCCTCTGGCCGAGCGACCAGCAGATAGGTCGCGGGCATCAGCATCGAGCCAGCCTGACCATCGATGGTGTAGAGCACATTCATTCCAACGTCTCCGGTGCCCACTGCTCGATCAGGCGCTGCCAGATCTGGCTGCCATTCGCGATCCGCTCATGCACCTCCAGGTCGGGCGTGTAATCCATCATCAGCACCTTCAGGCAGTCCTCGAACAGCGGCAGGTCCAGGCTGCGCAGGTCGCTCATGACAAAGGGGAAGTCTTCGCCGTTGTAAACGCTCAGCAGAAAGCGGCCCAGAACACGGCTCTGCCCGCTGTCACGTAAGGCGATCGGAACCAATCGATTGAGAGCTTGAGTGCCAGCGATGCGGATGGCTGGCATCTGCGCCTGGTGAGCCTGGATGGCTGCCAGTGCTGACGCCATGGTGCGAAGCCCGTTGTTCATTTCCATTGCTTCTCCTAAAACCGCCATGTGGCGGAACAAATGTGTGGTGCCCCCCGTTTTGTCCGGAATGTCCGGAACATCTGTGGAGCGAAAATCTGGAGCCCCTGATTTACGTGGCCTCCAGCCTTGCAAAGATGTTCCGGTACTACCGGAACATGCCGGAACATGGTTTTCACTAAAGTTTGCTGTAGGCCGCGTGGTTACTGGGCTGCAGCGGTATTTGACCCAAAGGTCAAGGCCGGAACATTGCCGGAACATGGTGGAACGGAATTTGTTCCGGTCTGTTCTGGTAAGTTCTGGTACTGCCGGAACAGGTTTTGGTCTCTCAACTACCTGTATTTATTGATATTTTTATTATTTATTTACTGATGTTCCGGATATTCCAGATAGAAGAGGGGACTTCGCACAAATCCCTCTACCTCCATGGATTACCCCCTCACCAGGTTGATGCCATACGTTTTAGGCCCCTCCACGTTTGCTGAAGAACCAGAGGTTCAGGGACCGTTTCTCGATGCGGGAACGGGCTTTGCGAATCTCGATGAATTTGTGCGTGGTGCTGCTGTAAAGGGCGCGGCGCAGCTGGACGTCGGGAATGACCTCCTGGCCGGCCATCCTGCAGCGCTGCTGGAAGTGTTCGATGTTGATGGCGATCAGCTCTTTGTCGACGCTGTGGTTCAGCGTTTCCCGGATCTCCTCACGCTCACCGTCGCCGTCGATCGTCGTCACAACGTCCTCGTTCAGGTAGTGGTAGATCTGCCAGAACTTCGCGGCGGTTGGGTCTTCCGACTTGCACCGCTGCTGCCGATCGATGGCCCGGGATTCGACATGGGCGGCGAGCTGCTCCAGGTCGTAGCTGCTCCAGTCAGGGAAGAACATCTGTGTGGCATAGGCCGCTGCCATTACCTGGGCGTGTGATTGGTAGATGCGCATTTCGGTGATGGCTGGGTTTTCCATCAGCTTGTTCTCGTAGCGAGCAAAGGCTTCGAAGTAGCGATCCAACCACACCTTTTCATTGGACAGGCAGCGACGGAGGTAGCCGCCCAGCTGCTTGGCTCGCAGAGCCTTGAGGCGTTCGGCCTTCGGCTTCAGAGCGAGGCTGTGGCCATCTTTCGTGAAGTGGAAGTGGACGATCCGGGACAGAGTCGCCTCGTCGCCGGTAACACTCGCGTTCTGTGCGATGGCCAGCGCGCCACGCCAGAGGTCCACGCGCTTCTCGTTGCCGGTGGTCTTCGCACCTGTCACACGCAGCTGGGCGTGGTAGTCGAACATCGGTTTCACGTCATCCCAAGTGAACTGGATGGTGACCGTGCGCCCCTGAGCATCGATGTAAGTCCGATCGGACTCGATCAGTACCAGCGGCAGGTTGCTGACCTCGGCGAACGAGCGGAGCAGGCCGACAGCACTTGCCCCCGATCCGCTTGGCTTGATGCCCTCGGTATTTTCCCGGCCGAGCAGGCGCCAGAGCAGGCGGAGCAACATGGATTTACCAGATCCTGGTTCACCACTCAGCTCAAGGAAGCCGAATGACGCTTGCTGGCTGGCGATCTGCTGCACAAAGAGCGAAGCGGTCCACCACGCCAGTGCGCCAAGGCCGTTCATGCCGGTGACGTCCACGAAATCGCGGAACCAGGACGGATCGAAATCTTCGCCACGCTCGAACTTGACGGTGGCCAGCGCAGTTTTGATGCCCCGGCCCTTCACCTCGATGAAGCCGTGGCTGTTCACCTGCAGCTCGCGTCCGCCCTGGAAACCGAAGTCTGGGAAGCAGTAGGTGCCCGTCTCCTCGTCGTAGCCCAGGAACGGAAGGCTACGCACCGTGCGAACAGGTCGGTACTCGTCATTCAGCCACTTGGCTTTGAGCCAGGCCAGCTCACGTGCACCGCCTTCGAAGTTACCGCCAGGCGTGAAGTCGAGCATGCCCTTCACGAAGCCTCGAGGATCAGCGATCGATCCGGACGAAAGCGCTGCCTGGCAGTTGCGGCTTTGGTCCGGGAAGGCAAAGCTGAAGTGATAGCGCTGCTCGCCGGTGATGACGTCCTTCTCCAGGTAGTCCAGGTCCGGTACACAGTTGGACACCTGCTCGACCCGTGACGCGCCGTAGAAGATGTCGCGGTTGCCTTCCAGTTTCTGGTCGTCCAGAGCCTTAGTCAGCTCGGCCTGGTTGACCCGGACAGAGAACAACTGGTTCTTGAACTCGATCAGGTAGAAACCAGCGGGTCGGCGCAGGTACACCAGGTAGGCCAGTTTGCGCGCACTCTCAGCGGTGAACAGGCGCCCCCGGTAACAGGCGTCATCGATGAAGACCTGGTCAAGCTTGCCGTCGCGATAGACGTCGTCCCAGTCCAGCTTGCCGGCCAGTGCAACCCACCCGATTTCTTTCATCGAACGCAGTTGCTTGAGGTACTTAGGGATGTAGGTGCGACCTGCCTTGTCGTCGTCCAGGGCGACTACCCAGGTGACCATCTTGCCCTCATTGGCCTCGACGATGTCCCAAGGGAAGTTCACGCAGCTGATCGCGGCGATTGCCTTGAAGCCGGCCAGGTGGAGAGCGATAGCGTGGAAAATCCCTTCGACGATGTACACCCGATCGTGCTTCTCGATCGTCTGCCCAGGCGGCACCCATCCGGAGTTGGTGTACTTCATGCCTGCCTTGATGCCGGCCTTCTGGTCCTCGTTACCGGCGATGGCTCGGGCGTCGATGATGCGCTCCCAGTAGCCGTCGCAGAGCGAGAAACGGACAGTGTCAGCCCAATTGCCGGATGGCTTCATCTGCCGACGCCCCTGGGTATACCAGCCCTGCAGCTTGCTGATGTCGAAGCCGCGGGCCCGGCCCAGGTATGCGTCTGCAGTCGCGTTGGGATTTTCCGCCGTCGACGGAAAGCGCTCGCTCAGGTTTTCGAACAAGTGCTGGTAGCGGTCGCGGGTGCGTTCCTCATAGCCGCAGTTGTTCAGCCTGTTGCACTTGAGCTGGTAGGGCTTCTCTTTCTTGACGAACACTGAGCGCTTACCGCAACTCGGGCACACGCCCTTGTTCAGGTATTCCTTCGTCTCGTCCTTGGCCTGGAAACCCAGCTCTGGATCGCGCTCGAGCGCCGGAATGACGTCCTCGAGGTAGATCCGGTCGAAGTGTTCCGGTGTGATCCGTGCGTTCATGCCAAATCCTTAATACTTGGCTGCGTCGCGAAGGCGTTCCGCTTGCTCAGCTGCTTCCATTGCGAGGTGGACCATGTTGATCAGCACGGCGGATTTAGAGCCCTCGACTTTGGGACGGATGACATACCGGCCCAACTCGATCTCACGGCGGATCGCTGAATCAGACTGACCAGAGCGCTTGGCGTACTCGCCGACAGTGACGTAGGGCGTGTCGATGGTGATCTGCATTCTGTTAACCTCTTGGCAAATATTGGGGCTAAATGTTCCTTGCGAGGAACATTGTTGTTCCGTGCAAGGAACAAGTCAAGAGGACGCGATGGATTTTCCAACCAAGCTGAAAGCAATCCGAAAAGCTGAAGGGCTGACGCAACGTGAGTTCTGCGAGGTGCTTGAGTTCAGCGAAAGCACCTTCCGCAAGTACGAGGCCGGCATCATCGAGCTGGGGGCACCGGCGTTGATCAAAATCTCCAACCACCCACGCTTCAAGAAATACACGCTGTGGCTTATGACCGGTGATACGGCACCAGAAGGCGGCCAAGTCAGCCCGAACTGAGGCATCTACAAGGAACGTTCTATGAGCAAGGAATATCCGTCGTTCGCAAAGCCGATGCTCGGTGTAGCAATCATTGACCTGATGATGCTGTGGTACTTCGATTGGGCTGGATGGGCATGGGTTGCAGCGGCAGTGCTAGCCGTGATGGTTTTGATGGGGTGGTTTAAGGAGGCTCTGGCGGTTCACCGCGAAGGGGAGGTGCAGTCGCCAGGCTCGTCCCGTTATAGCTCGCCAAGCGACGTTTCGTCGGTCTTAGAAAATGATGACGTGACGGATGGCGGGCAGGTTCTGTGGCAGGGGCAGCGTCAGATTAGATTTGCCTACCAAAGCTCAGACACCGGTGATTCAGATCGTGAGGTCACTGTTCAACGGGTCGTCTCAAAGGGGCGTGGGAACAGCAGTACCTATTTCAAGGGCTACTGCCACATGCGACGGGAGCCGCGTACCTTCAGGGTTGATCGCATCCAGGGGAAAGTCACGGATACCTCTACCGGTGAGATGGCCACGTTCCGGCAACTGTTTGAGCTGAGTGCTCGGTAGTCCCTATGTCTATCAAGAAACAGGACGATGGACAGTGGCTTGTTGACTGCCGCCCCGAGGGACGGGCCGGACCTCGTATCCGCCGGTTGGTCAAGACGAAGCAAGAGGCCATGCACGTCGAGCGTCGCATCATGGGTGATGGTTCCCGAGGCGAGTTCGAGAAAACTCCCAAGCTGGACGAGCGTCGCCTAAGCCAGTTGATTGATCTCTGGTACAAGCTGCATGGCCAGACCTTGAAGACGGGTGGGCAGCGATTGGCTCTATTGCAGGCCATGGCGGAACGCATGGGCGATCCGAAAGCCCATAAGTTCACTGCGAACCACTTTGCCATCTACAGAGCTGAAAGGGCTGAGGGTAAGCACACGAGAGCTAATCCTGGGCGTGGTCGTAGCAAGACTGATGAAAATCCGAAACCTATAAGTGCCAACATGTTGAACCATGAGTTGGCCTACCTGCGGGCTGTGTTTAACGAATTGGAGCGCTTGGGCGAGTGGAGTGCAGCGAACCCATTGTCGAAGATCCGTAAGCTGAAGTTCGACGAAGCTGAAATGGCATATTTAAGCGTCGAGCAGATCCCGGAGTTGCTGTGTGGGCTGGGTGACGAGACTGCAGATGCACGGCTGATCGCTGAAGTATGTCTGGCTACCGGAGCACGCTGGGGCGAGGCAGAGTCATTGCAGCCTCGCCAGGTGCGCCACGGCTTGGTCCATTACAGCAAGACGAAGTCGAGTAAAAATCGCTCGGTTCCGATCTCCGACGAACTGGAGAAGCGCCTAAACGCTACGCTGCCCTTCAAACCTAGCTATTCCAGATTTGGTGATGTGGTGAAAGAAATTGACCTGGCGCTACCAGATGGTCAATTGACGCACGTTCTTCGACATACCTTCGCCAGCCACTACATGATGAATGGCGGCGACATCCTTACTCTGCAGCGGGTACTTGGTCACGCTACGTTGGCCATGACGCAGAAGTACGCCCATTTCAGCCCAGGACACCTGGCGGAGGTGGTGAAGTTGAATCCATTAGCCAATTTATCAAACGGGAAAAATACGCAATGAGTAAGTTTCTACGCATAACCGATCACGCCGGCAAGGAAACCGTGGTCAACGCGAATTATGTAGTCGCTTTGCAGTTCGACCGACGGGACAACGGGGCGACGCTGCTTGTTGCCCAGGCCAATAGTGAGGGGGCACGAGGGAAAATGCTGCTGGTTGAGGAGGAGGCAAATCGAGTTGAAACGTGGCTGCTCAGCCTGTAG